AGATGTCAGCGACACCGGCACCGCAGAGGCCCGCAGTTGGGTATCAGTCAGCCCGCCTGTCGTCACCGTGCCGCTGACAGGAACCGGCGTAGCGCGGAGTTGCGTATCGGTGAGCCCGCCAGTCGTGACCGCGAATGCGGTGTTGTTCGAGGCGATCGCGACACGCAACGTCCCGTTATCCGACGTGCCATTCCCGACAGATGGCGTGACGGTGTTGATGCCGGTCAGGTTGACATCGCTGCCTGGCCCGCCGCCGCTCGCGACGTATGGGTCGCCGTTCGTGTCTACCAGCACGACGGTCAACGGGTTGCTGTTGGTGTAGTCTTCGACGGTCGCCTTGATGGTGTTGTCTACGCCGTCAACGATGACGGTATCGCCGCCGCCACTGCCGCCGCTGACCTGGTAGGTCGCCTCCAGCGACGGGCCATTCGCGGTCAGCACGTCAGTGTCATCGCCGAACACCGGCACAGACTGCGGGCCGGTCAGGAAGTCGTCAGGCACTCCCACCGTGACCGTGATGCCTGCTTCCTGCACACGCGCTTGCGTGCCGTTCACGCCGCGCTGGACGAGCGCCTGCGTCGGTGTCAGGACGCGAAGCACGCGGCAGTATTCCGAACCAAGCGCGAGCAGTTGCCCGCTTTCGAGGTCTACGTCATCGAAGAGCGTGATGCTCTGAGAGGAAGCCGTGAGCGCGTGTGCGAGCGTCGTAATCATGACGCTGGTTCAAGCAGTCGGCCGCAGGTTGGACACATATGCTGCTTCGCGGTCAGTCCGATGTCGAGTTGCTGCCGGCGTGGCGGCCGGATGGTTTCGGCTTCTGGCTCGGTCGCCTCTTCCTTCGAGCGCTCATACATGAAGCTGTCAGAGGACACCGTGATAGGCGTGCCTGCCGCCCATGAACGCGCGATGGTGCTCCGAGCGCCTCTGATTACCTTCGCCTGAGTCTTCGAGATTACCGAAATGACCGCAATGCACTCTTGGTCGCTCGGTTCGGCGTCGGCCGGAATCAGCATCTCAGTATCGAGCGAAATCGGGCCAGATGACAGCGTCACGGTCTGGTCTCGCGTGGACAGCGGCTGGAGCAGGAGGACGTTGAACTGCATTACGTGCTCGCGTAGAGCGCAATCATCAGCGTGGCCGTCGTCGTCGCGCTGTAGACGCGAATCGCACGAATCGGCAGCAGCGAACCAGCGGCACAGGTGAACTCCGCGAGCGAACCATCCTGCATCACGGCTTTAACGATGCCGATTCCACCGACCCAGATGGCATCACACGGCTTGACGTTTTGCCCGTCAGTCGAGACTGACCCGTCGAAGTTGACAGTGTCGCTCTTCGTGATGGGGATGGCCTTGGCGAATGAGGCGTTATAACTCTGGGACATGAACCCTCAATGCGCCGATGGCGCTGAAATGGAATCGCTCAGGATGTTGTAGCCACCGGAGCCGCCACGCGGAATCAGCGCCGGATCGCAGCCGAGCAGCCCAGGATCGACGTTCTGTCGCTTCATCAGCGCGTAGGCATCTGACGCCAACTGCGGCAACAGCGGCGGAATCGGCCGCGAAAACGGCGTGCAGATCTTCAGCGCCAACTGGTAGTGATACGCCTGCTGGTAGCCAGGCGGCCCGGTGAGAATAGAATCGAGTGTCGCCGGCACCCCGACAGCCTGCGGTGCGTAGAGCATCAGCGTCACGTCTTGCGTCGGCTCAGGCCAGATGTAGAGCGTGCCGTTCGCGGTGTCGATCGACGTCTGGTAGTAGAACTGCTGCGGGAGCGCCGATTGCAGCAACTTGATGGTGTTCTGCGCGTATTGGTCGTCATTCATCTGCGCCATCGGCGTTTCAACAGCCGGCGACGAGCCTGGAATGACGTAGTTCATCGTGTTGATCCACACCGGGCGAGCCGCGACGATGTCGCCGGTCGGCCCGATGGTCTGCGTGCTGGTGCTCGAAGGCCACGGAATCGACAGCGCAGACTGCACGGACAGCGTGAGCCGGTCTGCGGCCCATGCGTCAATCATCCGCTGCCCGTAGCGGAGACAGAGCTGCGCGTCAGGCGCGGACATCGTCTCGCCCTGTCCGAGTGCGCCGATCTCCATCATCGCGTCGGCGGCGATGTCGCGGAAGGTTGGCATGTGTTAGTCTTTGATCATGCTCTGGGCTGGAGTTCAACGTGGTGACTCCACGTCCATCTTGGGTTAGTCGCCAAGACAAGCCAGCCTAGAGCCTTTTACGCCGTCTTCCGCCCTGCCGCCGGCTGAATCGCCTTCATCACCGCCGAGAGTTGCTCATCGGTCAACCCGGCCATCGCGTCCGTTGCCGCCTCGAGCCGCTTCGCCTGCTGCGCCTTCACCACGAGCGCCCTATCTTCCGGCGACAGCGATTGAAGGATGTCTGCGACCATCTGCGTGGGAGTCATCACGCGGCTCGTCGGCGGCTCTGTGGTGTATTGGTCGGCGTGCGCCGCGCGTTCCTGCTCGGAATGCACGGTGATTTCGTCGCCGGTCTGCTTGTTCCACATGAGCTGTGCGTATGCGCCAGGCTTCGTCGTGTCCCAATCGCGCGGGCTCTCCGTGGAGAGGAAAAACGTCGGCCGTGGGTCCGTGGCAGTCGGCATCAGCCGAAGGTCGCGCAACTGGCGCTCCCGAATCGGCGAACGGCCGCCGGTATCGTTGTTGAGTTGTGCCTTCAGTGCCGCAATCTGCTCTGGGGAGAACATCGAGAGATCCATCAGTGCTCCAGTTCCTTCAAGAGTTCCAGCTTCGCGTCGATTTCTCGGATGTCGCTACCGGCATCCTGCACAGCGTGCCAGTCGCCAGCCTTAACCTTGGAGAGCAGATAGGCGACGAGTGCCGCCTTCTGCTCCGCGAGGTCTTCGCGTCTAGTAGTCGCCGGCATACACCCACAGCAGCGTAACGGTTCCGCTCCACGTCGTGGTGGCGTTGCCGTCGATGTCAGCAGCGGTCGGAATACCAGCGTTGAGGTAAATCGCCTGCGCCGTGGTGTGTCCGTCGTATTTCAGCATCGTCGTTGCCGAGAGGTAGCCGCTACCGGCGGTTCCTGCGATGTTGATGGTCGCTGACGACGTCGTTGAGAAGGCGTTCACGATGTCCTGCTCTGTCGTCGCGAGCGTGCCGCTGGCCTGCGCTGCCGTGATGACCGACCCTACCCCTGTGGAGATGGTCTTCGACCCGTTCAGCGTCGTGAGAATCGCTGATGTCGTGGTCGGTGTCACGGTCGCCGAGGCGGCCAGCACCGCAACGATTCCTTCAGGGAAGGTGTAGATCTTCGTCCCGCCGCCGACGTTGGCCTGAGAAATCGCTACCGCTACGTTGGTGAGCGTCAGCACCGTCTGATGGAATGGCCCGAACGCAGACTCAGACGCGACGACAGTGGCCGCCGCGACGACTCCAGCCGCGTTGCTGGTGCCGGGAAGAATCGGACCGTCGAACTTCCACGTTCCCGTAGGGTTGTAATCGGAGGAGATTTGAAACGTCCCTCCACTCTGGTAATTCGGCATGTGTCGCTACTCCTGAAGGAATGGGGAGCGAGCCGATGCCCGCCCCCGCATGCCGAATTAACCGATGACGACGCCGATCGCGCCCGCCGTAGCAATCGGACACCACACACCATCCTGCGCCCGAATCGTGAACGTCGCGTTCGCGTGCGCCGGCCACGTCGCCGTGTCAGACCCGGTCGTATCGCCGTAGAACCCGGCCGAGTTGGTCAGCACATGCGCGGCGGCCGTGGTCGAGATGAACGTGATGGTGTTGCTCTGGTCCTTCGCCGGCAACGCGATGGTATACGCACCAGCGGTCGCCTTCGTGAGGAAGAAGAACGTGTTCGACGTCGGCAGTCCGGTGCCGTTCGGTCCGACAATCGCGCCATCAACGCCGAGGCTCTGACTGGCGTAGATTGTGCCAGGCGTGATGCCGGAGCTGATGAAATCGATGGTCGCTCCGTAGATGACGGGAGCCAACTGACCGTGTGACGATGCCGGTGTGCCGTTGTATCCCGGCACGACGCCCAGCGTCGGCGTGAGCACGTTCGACGTGATCCGCATCCATTCGGTATCGACAATCGCCAGCATCTTCGGAATCGCACCAGTCGCAGAGGTGAGATTGATGACGACGTCGTTGACGGCTTTGTTCGCCGCGAGAGTCGTTGCAGTCAGCGCCATGATTAACCCCCCACCCGCACACCGAGTTCCTGCCGCAGCACCGCCGTGCCGTAGAGGACATCGAGGCGCTGAATCCACTGGTCCGACGTTGCGACGTAGTCGCGGATGACGCGAATCGATTTACCCGATTTCTTGGACGACGCCCGCCGCGCGACGTCGGTGCCACCCGGCAACGGCATGTCCACCATTGCGAGCGTGCCGAAGTCCTTGTGGCAAACGATGTTCTGCGGCGAAGACTTCGCCGAGATGGTCGAGAACGACGCGGCCGGCGTATCGAAAACGTAGACTGGCGTGCTCGAAGCAGGCATGTTCGTGATGTTCTGGAGCTGCGAACCAGGCCCGATCATCGCTGGTCCAACTGGAATCGTGATGGTCCCGGTCGAATCGGACGTGGTCGCCATGACCACGAACTGCGCGGTCTGTCCAGTGCTCGAATACGACTGCGGATTGACGAAGTTCACCGGAGTCGATGTCGAGACGAACGAGACGACGTCGCCCGCGTTCAGCGTGGTCGATGTCCACGAGCCGGTGACGATGGTCGAGGCACCAGACGTCGCCGTGGTCGTGACAGTCGGCGTGCCGCCGAGCGTGCCCACGGTGTGGACGTAGATGTTCTGGTCCATCTCCCACCGGAAGCCGACCGCACGGCGCATCGAACCCGTCAGATACTGCTCCGCGATTTCACCGGACGGCTCGAGCAGACCCTTCAGCGTCCCGACCATCGTGTTGTCGGCGATGGGATTCAAAAACACAAATCTGTTTCTGTCCATGGGGCATGCGAGGTTGTCGAGCTTCGTCTTCGCGCTGAGATAGGTCTCAAGCTGCGTCGGCGTGGTGCCGGGAGTGCCGACGAACATGTTCAACCCCTGCGCCAGGTTGTTCACGTCCTGGTCTACGAGGTTGTCGAGCCGCACGATCTGCGGCATCAACACGCGCTTGCGGTAGTCATCGATGTCGAGCAGCAGGTTCTGCGAAGAGACCTGCGTATCGACGCCGCGCTGATACGAGAGCGTCAACGGCACGAACGTCTCGGTGATGGCTTCGATCTGCGCCGCCTGTCCGAGACGGCCGATGTAGCGTGGGGGTTTCCTGATGGAGAGTGTCTGTCCGAGAACGGCCCCGCCGAACTCGAAATCGTCGGAGTATTCGCTGTTGATGTGCGTCATCGTGCTATCGGTGTTCTCGAGCACGTCGAGAGCCTCGTAGGTCACGATGTCGTTGGTGAGAAATGTATTCGCCAATGTCAGGCACCTGTGCTGTTCTCGCCTCCATCCCTACCGGCTGATTGGGAGGATGCGAAAGTGCGACAAGTGCCTGCCGTCGAGGCCGGGAGAGCGACGGCGCGGCGTAGGATTGCGAGAGATTCTACACGATTATCGGTATCTTGGCTTCACGCCCCGTTCGGCGGCCCGTTTCGCGCGGTATTCGTCGTAATTGCCGCCCTTGGCCGCAATCTCAGCCGCCGTCGTCGCCGTCGTCTTGCCGCCCGCCTGCACCGGCTGGTAGGGGGGAGGCGCTTTCGTAGCACGCTGAGCCTGCGGCGATGCCGGTGGAGCGCCGTTCGACTCAGGAGGGAGTAGCCGAGCAACCGCGAAGCCGAACGCACGATCATCGAGACCCGCGAGCCGCGATGCCTCTGCCGCGTCCTTCGCGAGCTTATAGACGACATGAGCGCCGCCGGGAATCTCCATCAGCATCTGGACGCGAGCGACAGCCGTGGCAGGGTCAGGCGAGAGGTCAACGTCAGCACCTGGCCCTGTCTTCAGCACGGTATCGAAGTCGGGATACAGCGTCGTGGCGCTCGCACGCTCTGCGGTCCATTTCTCGACGCGCGTGCTATGAGCCCGCTCATCGGACGCGCGTTTATCACGCTGCTCGGATTTCCAGTCGGTGAGGTCTTCGACGTAATCGCCGTAGGTCTTATACGTCGTGCCGATTTCGTCTTCTGATGGCTTCGGACGGGTGCCGGACGACACCGACACCGGAGCAGAGGCTGCTGGGGGTGACTCCGGTTTCCCAGCCGGTGCCGTCCGTTTTTCGAGCGCTTCGAGCCGGTCGGCCAGCGCGACTGCGCGTTCGTTGGCTTCCGTGGCCCGTCGTCGCTCTTCGTCTCGCTGTTGCGTGAGTTCGCTGAATCGTGCCTGTCCGCGCGTCGGCTTGGCTTCTGGCGCTGGTTCGGCGCGCGCGGCGCGCGCGGCGCGCGCGGGTTCAGCGTCCTGCGCGGGTTCGCGCTCTACCGCCTGCTCCAGCGCCTCGACTGACGTGCCTGGCCCACCGGTGAGCACGCGCCCGTTCTGCTCGACGCTGACGTTCGGAGATTCTTGCGTCTCGTTCATGGCTTTGGCTTCAGCGCGAGTAACGGATCATCCCAATCGATCTTTCGGATGCCTTCACGAATAGCAGGGACAACGATGCGCTCAAAGTCCGAAACCATACGAGCATGGTCTTCAGCCGTGAACGAGACGTCAGTCGTAGGCTTCCCCATCTGTGTAGCCAGCGTGGTCTGTATCTTCTTGGCGTTCATTTCACCAGCCCACGCATCCCGGCCACGATTCCCGCCTGCATTTCTTCCGGCAGCAGCGCCACGACGGCATCCAACTTCGACTGCGTCTCGCAGAGCCGTGCGAGCTTCCGAAACCGCAGCGGGTCGGCTGGCGGTTGCTTCAGCACGGCGTCTGCGATGTCGCGAGCGGTCATTACGCTACCGGCGGAACGGCCGGCGTGGACGCATCGAGCGCCGCCAGCGAATCGGCAATCGGGCTGATCTTGTCGAACAGCGCTTGCACCTGCTCCGGTGTCGCACCGGCGCTCGCGTTCTTCAGCGCTTCGATCTGCGCCTTCAGGTCGGCCACGTCGCCGGCCACGCCGGATACCGACGCCACGATGGCATCGAGCTTCGCGTTCACATCATCGAGTTTGCTCATAATCGCTCCACCTTGTTTCAAAATCGCTTTGAGTAGGGTTTGGACGGGGTCAACGTCGTCGTGCAAGTATACGTCCAAATGGATGTTGCCGAGGTCGATGTTCACAGTTTCTGCTCTTTCGGACGAACGACAGGGCTGTGAATATCGGCCGCTCCGTAGAGCACCGTCAAGCCGCTCATATCCACATGGCCCGCATCGAAATTGCACTTATCGCATACCGCGCGATACTCCACGCGCTCAGACTTCCATCGTGCGCGGAAGTCGTGGTCGCAAGGATTGATGTCCACGCAGTTGAAATAGACGTTCATTCACCAGCCTGCGGTTTCGGTGCAAGTTCAGCGGCCTGCTCGGTCTGCTCAAGCGCCTGCTGATGTCCTTGGTCGCCTTGCTCGAGCGCCTGCTCATGTCCCTGAGACGCCAGCGCCGATTGTCCAGCCACGCCGGCAGCGCCTTGCTCGAGCGCCTGTGCGTGCTGTTGCTGGCCCATCGCTACCTCGTGGACCCTGTCATGTTGCGCCTGTTCGGCCTGATGGTCAAGCGCGATGGCCTCTTCGGTCATCCCGGCAATCGTATCGATGTGCTGCGCCTTAGCCGAGATGCGGGCAACCTCAATCGACGTGGCATCCTTCATCGATTGCAGCTTGATTTGCAGGTCGGCCTTGAACTTCTCCACGTCCGCATCGATCTGCGCCTTCTGCAACATGCCCTTCTGCTTGACTTCTTCTTTCGCGCCATCGACGGCGATTTTCTGCTGCGCCTCTTGTAGTTGCCCCTGCATCGCCTGCATCTGCGCCTGCACCTGAGGCGGAATCGAGCCGTCTTCTGGCTTATCTTGCAACTGTGGCGGCAGCGCCCGCCGGAGTTTCTCGGCGATGCCGTGCGAACCCTCGAAATCGAGCTGCTCGACGTAATCAGGAGTGGCGACGGCGGCCATTTCAGGCGGCAGATGCGGGATCAACTCACCGAGCGCCGCTGCGCCCTCTTCGCGCTTCGTCGCCGAACCCTTCTCGATCTTCGCCGTGATGGCGTAGCGGCCCTTGCCTGGATCGAAGAACTGCGCCACGCCAGGTCCGAGCGCTTGCGCCTCTTCCGGCGTCAGCGGGATAACTTCGCCGCCTTCCTTCTTGAAGTGCTGGCCGACGATGACCTTATCGGTCTTGTCGTCAGCACCGAGGATGTGCAGCACCTGTCCGACGCGCACAATCTTCGGGAGAATCTCCACGATCATGTTGCACGCGCAGATAAGCGCCATCTGCACGCCGGCCCCGTAGTTAGCTGCGCCGAGTTCAGACTGCTGAATCTCGGCTTGCTTCGCGCGTCCTGACAGCGTGCGGTTGTCGGTCGCGCCGAGCCCTGAATCGTAGTAGCCGGTGATGGCCTTGATGCCTTCCTCGGAGATTCGCATCATCTCGACAGCGGCTTGCAGGTTCGCCGGCTCGCCCTGCTCACGAATCGGCGGCCGGAGTTCGCGGCCACTCGCGTCGTATTGGTCGTAGGGCATGTAAGCGTGGTTCTCGGTGTTGCGCGTCTTCCAGATGTCGGTATAGTTCGCCACGGCGTCAGCCGGCACGGTGATGTCGGATTTCGTCGCACGCGAGAGAATGCTGACACCCTCGCTATACGTCCAGTTCACCATCCGCTGCGCGTCCATCGCCTCGGTAATCATGCCGCGCAGGATGATTTCGCCATCGACGTTCATCTCTTCGCCGAGAATCGGAATCGTCGGAATCCATGAGCCAGTCCACGGCAGTTCTTCGAGCACCTGGACCGCGTTGATCTTGAATCCTTCGACAATCGGCCTCGGTATCACGCGATGCGCTTCAACCTGCACGCCATCGAGATCCTTAGGCACGCTCAAGCGTTCTTTGCCGTGCTTGTAGGGCAGTTGCCGCGTTGAACCGTCAGCGAGTGCCACCCACAGCTCGTAATCGTGCGTGATTCGCCAGTATTCCGCGATGCGGATGATGTCCTGCGTCACCCACGACGCCATCTTCTTGTCGCCGGACGCCATGAAATCATCGAGCCCGCGCGTATCAGCCCACGGCCAGCGCTTTTTGAATTCTTCCTTCGCGATGTCCTCGGTGATGAACCGATACAGCGAATCGATGCGAACCGGCTTTACCGCTGACGGATCGTCGTAGACGCTGAGATTGTTCGGGATGCGCTCGAGCACCGGCTCTTGGTCGAAGATTTCGATGCCGGCGTCTGGGTCTGGGTTGCCATCGCAGTAGTCGGTCCGCAGCCTGAACCAGCCGAGCCCGCCGACGATGGCGTCTTCTGCGGCCCATTCAATCGGCTTCTCGTCCTTCGACTTGTTCTGCGTGCGCCGAAGGAAACCCTTGATGATTTCGGCGGTATCGTCGTCAGCGCCGTGGCCGTTCGGCGTGACGCTGATGGCGAAATTCGAGGTTTTGATCTGGTTGGAGACTTGCCGGACTGGCTGAGAAAGCCGGTCCATCGTCAGACAGGGTTGCGCCGGCTGCGCGGAGACGCCTTGAATGGCGTTCTTGCCCTGACGTGCCGCGATGATGTCTGGCGGCCATTGGTCGCCGGCCCTGAACTGCTTCGCGGCTAGGATGCGCTTGCGCTGCTTCTCTTCGTGCTCGTCGCACCGCTGCCAGCGCTCCCGCGCCTCCGCGATGATCGGGTCGATGCCGACAGAAGGCGTGGAGGCCATCAGTGCCGTGATTTCTTCTGTTGCTGCCGCAGATCCTTCATCGCCGCACGCAGCCCTTCAGTCAGCGCCGAGCGCGTCGTGGCCCGCGTGTCGAACTGCGTAATCTCGTCAATCCGCATCATGCCGTGCAGCGCATGCAGTTGCGCCTCTGGATTCGGGCCAGCCATCCGCACCATATACGACCACACGGACCGCAGGATGTCGCCGTCGATGACCATGCCGTATCGCCAGGCCCGCGTGGCCGTGCGCAGCCACTTCTCGAGCCCGTCCGTGACGATGGTGAGCAGGAATGGCCGGTTGCGCTCGACGGTGCGCAGGAAGTTGCAGATGACGTCGCTCGTGAACTTCGCACGCTGCGAGGCGTAGCCGGCGTTCGGCAGCTCAGGCAGACGTGAGGCTGATTCGGCAGGCGTATCAGACATCCAGATCCTCAACGTCCTTCATTGAGAACCGCGCTGGACGCTCCGTCATGTATCGCCGCCAAATCTCAGCGAAGACCGGAATCGGTGGGAAGGCGTCAGATGGCGGAAACAGCAGATGCACGATGCCGTCGTTCGCCAGCGGTCGCATACGCTTCGGCTCAGACATCAATCCGAGACTCCAACGCAATCAGACCGAAATGGCCGGCAAGACGCGCCTGCTCGTAGACCTGATTCAGCAGCCCTGGCGTCGTCGCGCCTGTGTTGTGCATCCAGAGCACTGCCATATCTCCGAAATGATCGGCCCAGAACGCGGGCCAATCTCGACGCGCCTCAATTCGGCGGTCGAGGTAGCCCTGTGACACTGGACCCCAGTCAGATGCGATCGGCGTGGATGCGGTCGGCTTGCGAATCACAGCGCGTTCACGAGAGCCGCGAGCCGGCCGAAGCCGCAGTAGCGATACAGTCGGTATCTGGTTCGCATGGTCGGGCAGTATACGCTATCTCTAGCGTGTTCTCAAAATCATACCGAAATCCGGATGCGCTACCAACTTCACGCCTTTTTCAGTGTAGCGCTCAACGCTCTCGTTCTTCGCGTTGATGCACCACGCCGTGTCAGGGTCGGTGAACGCGAGAACCTCGTTTTGGTTATTGAACCACCGGCAATACGCCTTAATGACCGGCGCACCAGCCAACCGCGAGAGGCGGCGCAGTTTCTTCGGGTTCCTGACGACGTTCAGTCCCATGTGCGGATTCTACCCCATCCACGCTTGACCGCTCGACCGAATCGTCGGACGCGCCATCGGCTTCGACTCCACCTTCGCCCGCACCGGAACCGCGAACGTCAGCGCCAGCGCATCGCCATCGTCCGGACTCGCCACGTTCCGCTTCTGCATCGATTCCTTCGACTCCAGCACAAGCTGATTCTTCACGTTCAGGTGAAACCCAGGCGCACAGAGGTCGGTCGCGAGCCGCTGATCCTTCGGGTCGATCGCCCCTCTCGGTAGCCATTCCTTCATCTCGCGCCACATGTAGGCCCGCGCATTCGCCGCGTATTGATTCGCTGACGCACCGCCGAAATTCACTTCATGCACCTGCTTGAAACCCATGTTGCGGAGACGGTCCACGACGATGGCCCCGAACGCCGTATCCACGAACATCGCATCAGGCTTCCGCGTGTTCAGCGTCTCTGCCAGGACGCTAACGAGCTGCTGTCGGTTGTCAGCCACCGTCTGCTCACCAGTGATGCGAATCGGCGGAATGCTCCGAGCATCGAAGCCACGCCGAAACCGGCAGACGCTCCACGCCTTTCCACCACCCGAGATGTCCACGCCGCAGATGAGAGGCTCGCCGAAGAGAGCGTCAGCGCGGTTCCTTTGGGCAGCCGCCACGCGTGCAGCGTCGATGAACTGGAGCTCGTCAGCGTTCGGCGGGAGGCCGCGAACACGCACCCGGAAGAAATCAGAGTCTTCACCATAATCTTCCGCCCACTCCGCAATCGTCCGTTTATTGGCGAACTTCGTATCCCGCGAGTCGAGGCAGGTGATGTCCCAGCGATCGCGACGGTCGCCGAACGCGATGGCATTAAATGCTCCGGTATTCCGCGTTGGGTTGCCGAATGCGAAGATCATCGGCTCTCCGTCCGTCAATCCGCCCTCAGCGACCTCCCAAATCTTATCAGGTATCGCGCTCGCCTCATCGAACACGTAGAGCGATGTCGATGCCTTCGTGTGCTGACCGGCGAACGCCTCGGAGTTCTCAGCCGCGCAGCTCGCAGGCGCACAGAACCACGTCGCACGCGAGCCCTTGCGATACATGATGGCGCTGTTGATTTCAAACCAATGCGACGTGATGCAGCGCTCTGCCCACTCTCGAATCGCGGCCCACGTCTTCTTCTCAAGCTGGTCGTTCGTGTTCGCGGTGATGGTGCCGCGCATGTCGGGCCTAGTGCTCATGACCCAATTGACGATCATGCCGACGAGCGCCGACTTCCCGACGCCGTGGCCCGTCGATGCACCCATGCGAATCGGCGGCACCGGCTCTACGCCATCGAATCGGTTCTCGCGCACACGGCGGCCGAGCGCTTCAAGGAACTCGCATTGCCACTGGTCTGGGCCGAGTTCGCCGTTGATGGGCCAGGGGAAGGCCCAGCGCACGAAGCCGAGCGGGTCCAGCGCGAAGCTGGCTACGGCTTCAGCGAGGTCTGTATCGAGACTGGCGGCTGGCATTTTGAGAGCAGTTCGAGGTATCTCACAGCTAACACTTTACGCTCCATCACGAGACGCGCGACACCAGGCACTGAAAGGTCTACGTCTAGACGCTCTGATGCCGCACGCTGGGCCATCTTTAGAACAGCCTCATCGTAGTGTTGTTCTGGGCTCATTTACCTACCGGAACCAGCCCATGAGCGCATCCATCCAATCCCAGAAATCCATACATCGCCTCATTTATCGCAGCGGTTTAGAAGGTCTGTGATGTTGCGCTGAAGCTTCTCTTCCGACATCGGCGCTGCGGTCCGATGCTCACGCTTCCACGCCTCAAGCCGCTCGCGGATGCGGTCGCCGTCGTGCACGATGACTTCCTGTTCCTGCTCCTTCGGCTTGTCTACGATGCGGTTCAGGATGTCGGTGATGTCGCGGCCGTCTGGGTCTTTCGTGTGGATGCGATACGTCGAGCCTTGCGCGGCGTCCGGATGATTCAGCGCGGCTTCAATCTGCTTCGGGTCTTCGACGTGCCGCCACTCGCCGGATTCCGGGTCTCGCAGCATGAAATGCTGGAGTCCGAGAGCTCGCGCCTCTTGCGCCTGGAGCAGCGGCATCATCTTCGGAAGCCAATACGTCCGGTAGACGTCGCGCATCTGCTGCTTAGATGGGATGTTCTGCGACGGCTTCGGGTAGCCGAGCTTGTCCCAATCGGTGAGATCGTCATCAGCCATCAGTCTACGCTCACTTCCCAGAAGTGGCAGCGGTCGAGTGTCAGCGCGGCGTGAGGATGGTCTACGCGGTAGTCCTCGAGCGTCACCTCTCGCATGTAGACCACCGGCACGTTGCGGTAGATGCCATCCGGCCGCGTCCAGTCCACGACTTCGCGTTCGCCGACGTGATGCGTTCGGTAGTCCGCGACGATTTCAGCCATTACGGTGCCCACTGCGGCGTGCCGAGGAATCGTGCGGTCGCGGCGAGTGCCACCGCGATGACCACGAGCGCCATCCACAGCCACGCATCCCGCATGGCTCGCGATTCTATCATGGCTGCTCCTCTACCTCGGAACGCTCGATGATGTCGTTCTCCATCGCTTCGATCTGCCGGTCCTTCTCGGCGAGTTCCGCACGCAGCCTGAGAACCTCACGCGCGAGTTCATCTGGATCGCCGTCGAACTTAATCAGTAATTCTATGACTTCAGCGGCTATCATGGCTGCCTCGCAATATCGTGATACCGCTCAGCCTTCGCCTGCACCTGTTGACGATACCGCGCGTCGTGCTCCGCCAGCGCCGCCAGCGCCCGTTGCAGCGAATCGCGCGTGTCCTCGTAGGCCGCTTGGAGCGCCTGAATCTGCAATTCAGAAATTCGATGCACGTTCTTGTAGTTCTTGACCTGCTCTTGCAGCGCCTGAATATGCCGGTCCTTCTTAGCCAGCTGGACCAGCCAGCCGGCGTCTCGATGCTCAGTCATGTCGGTCTCCTGTTTCCACCGTTACCAGTTACCACCCATGTTCCAAGATTACATACGAAGTAGCATGTGTATGTTATATATAAGGTAGAAACAAGTGGTAACGTGGTAACAGTCTAATGATTTTCGCGTTTCCACGTCGTTTCCGCCTCGTGATGTTACCGCCCTAACTGTCCTCTTTAAACCACACTTTCGCCGTTTTGCCGCTTTTTAGCCGTGTTGGGCGTCGTTTCCACCCTGCTAATGAAAGTATCTTGGCAACCTGCATTTGAACGCGCTTGTTCTCGATG